GTCCGACTGCTACCAACAGTCGGACGGCAGTAAACTCACTCCAATGTGCTTTTACTGTACACAATTTTATCATAAAGGAGCTCAACAATGGAACAAATAGAAAAGTATTTAGCGGAGATTGAAGCTGCACTCTACAAGATGTCACCTACAGAAAGGGAGCACTTAATGGAAGTGCTACATCTCGCATTTGCTGATTATTTCGAGAATAACTACAGAAAATCCTAGAAAGGAGGCAACGCATGATCGGATATGATGATGTCAGAAAAACATATTTCGTACAGGTCAAATATCGTGACCCTATTACATTGAAGCAACGAACTAAGAAAAAACGCGGTTTCAAAACAAAGCGTGAAGCCAAGATCTATGAAGTTGAAGCAATGCAACAAGGGAACGATCCAAGCGATTTGACTTTTGAACAAGTAGCTAATCAGTGGGAAGAGTATGCGCTGCCATCACAAGAGCAAATTCGTCGTCACCAAGTAGCTTTTGAGCGCAGGTTCACCGATTTGTATAAACGGCCTATTAAATCCATCACCCGTGCACAGCTCGTTGCGTGGCGGGCAGAATTAGCTAATAGCGACCAATGCGGAACAAAGATAAAGAATGACACCATCTCGTTCGTTAAGGGCGTATTTCGCTATTACTCGACTGTATATAACGTTGTTGATAACAGCATTATCTTGAAGCGACTTAAAAAGACGGATAAAGAAATAATGCAGGAAATGAACGTGTGGACTGTCGATGAGTTCAATCAATTTCTTTCCTGTGTCGATAGTCCACTGTATTCCCTCTTCTTTGAAACACTATTCTGGACTGGAGCACGTCGTGGTGAGATTATGGCACTGCAGAAGAGCGATTTTGATGGTAATTGGTTAAATATCCACGCAAGTATAAAACACTTCGTAAATGGCTTAAAACCGACCAAAACAAAGCAGTCACGAAAAGTCTGGATTGACGACGATCTAAGAGAGAGGCTACAACCATTATTGGACGTTGACGGTGATTTCCTTTTCGGTGGCATAACCAGTCTCCCGATCACTCAGATACAAAAAAGATTTACAAAAGCAATAGAACTATCTGGTGTTAATAAAATTCGTCTACACGATCTACGGCACAGCCATGCTACGATTCTTATCAACAGTGGTGTGAATATCGTTGCCGTATCCAAGAGATTAGGTCACGCATCCATAGAGCAAACACTACAGACATATACACATTTACTAAAGGATACTGATAAATTCCTGAACGAAACAATCAAAAATATGCGGAAAGGGTGCCAAAAAGGTGCCACATATAAAGAAAAGCCCTTAAAATAGGGCTTTTAGATGTAATGGAGCGAGTGATGAGAATCAATGACATATATATAATGGTTAACACCAAGTGTTATTCTTATCTATTTTTAGCGATTTATGACTAACTGTGTTTGTATTTTTTTACGTACTTACAATAGAAAGGTGCCAAACTGGGTGCCACAAAAAAAACAGCCTACCCTCGCAATGAAAGTAGGCTTTATAACTATTTTAGAAAATCATCGTGTTTCAATCGATCCTGATACGTATCTTTAATTAATCGCGTTGCTTCAGTTATCACACCATTCTTCAGATGATTATCCTCAACATATTGTTCATATGCGTCGCACTTAGAAACGATAAATCGAAATTGCTCTTTTGAATGCACGATTCCACGACTGCATTCATTTGCAAAAACCAAGATAGTATTTCGAATATCGTCAACTCGACGAGCAGTATCTGTTGCGATATGATCATCGAGCTTTTTTTCAAGTGTGTCTATCTTTTGGTTTACATTATGGTTGATGCGATCGCCTGCCCATTTAAGTAACTTATCCCAAGGATTTATCTTAATAGGCGCCACTTGTACAACAATAGAAAAAACAAAAATGATTGAAAGGATGGCGCTAACACCATCCTTAAACTCCAATAATGCAATTAGGTCCTTTATAGGCATATCACTATCACCTATCTAACACGAATTGTTGTACCTGGATGGATTAAATCCGGAGTATCAATTCCATTAATCTCTGCAAGCCACTGCCACGTTGTCCCGTAGTTCGCAGCAATTCCGCTCAATGTGTCACCTGGCTGAATAGTATAGTATTCAACATCAGATGATTGTGCTGACACTACGCCATCAATCACAATGCGATCTCCTACATGAATAATGTCCGGATTAGAGATGCCATTAATTGCAGCCAGGCTTTGATATGTCGTTCCATATCTTGCAGCGATACCGCTTAATGTATCTCCAGGTTGTACGATGTATGTTGTGCCATCAGTCTGTGCTACTGGTTGCTCGTATGTCTGAACTTGTGCTTGTAGTTGAGGTGCAGGTACTGATTGACCTGTAGCTCCTGCGTAAGCTTTCCAAGCGTTTTCATCACCGAAGAATAAGCTTAAGTCCAGTGGTCCACTCCAGCCGGAGATAGCACCTGAAGAAGTAAATTGATGCATAGCATAATCTCCGGAATAGTTAGGTGGATAATACGCATCCCAACCACGTGCAGCATAGTCAGGATATTCAGCCAACCAAATCCCATAGTCGCCAAGACCAGTACATTGACTAGCCGCAGAACGTTGTACATAAATCATTGGATTGATACCTGTTAATGCTACGATATGAGCACAGAATCTAGCTACCCAACTAGAATCACCCCAAGCTGCATTATCTCCGGATTCCCAGTCCAATACGAGAATTGCTTCATGCAAATATCCTTGGATGTTGTTAACAAAGAACTCTGCTTCAGCCTCTGGATTTCCTCCACTTGCGTAGTGGTATACACCCAATAACTTACCAGCAGCTTTAGCAGACTGATAATGCTCATCACAATATGGATTTACATAACCAGTGCCTTCTGTGGCTTTACAAATAACCGCATCACAATCCAATGCTCCGGTAACAATACCAGCTTGGTGAGATGCAACGTCAACTACTCTCAACATTCTTAAGCCTCCTTTTTTGGACCGTTCAAACGAGTGAACAAGTCATTCACGAAATTAGCACCACGGGCTGTAATAATACCCGTAAGTACAGAACCTAAGAAAGGAACCGCCAAAGGTAATCCGATAATTACAAATAGGTCTGCACCTGTTGTTGTGCAAACTAAGATGGATACTCCTAGTGAGCCAGCGATGCTCTTATTGAAACCTTCAGCAGAATATAAACGCTTTACATTCTCCCAAATTGCCTCAACCAATACTGCGATAATAACTAACTGTGCTAATGCTGCGTTATTCATTTTTTCTTTTCCTCTTTCTTTCTATCTAAAAAGGCGGCCGCATTCGGTCGTCTTAATAGCAATATTTATTTTTTGTAATCCCACGCTGAGCCAAATCCTGGCTCATTGCCCTTATTGTTATCGATTTTTGAAACGAACACAATTCCACGTGCGATTGCTAAATCACCCTTGTTATAAGTGACTTTTTCATCCCACGGATAAGCTTTCTTTTCCTTTGTCATATCTTCATATAGTAAAGGTGTCTTATCAGGAGTCTGTCCTTCGACTGCTGTATGGTCTGATTCAACTGCATATGGAACGCCGTTATATCCGATGCGTTGTCCTTTTTTGTATTTTTCCCCTGGTGTCCACTGATTCAGAAACGATACATACTTTTTAACTACATCAGCGCTAGCAGCCTGTAGAACATCGTTAACAAGCGGTCTAACTTCTTTAAAGTTATTTGCTTCAATATCTTTCTGCGGAACATCCGTCAAGATAAACGAAATCATGTATCCATCTTTATTCTTTGAAAACGTCATCGGCTCTGTGTACATCTTTCGCATGATGTCTTCATCATCAAATGACACATCATGGATCACGCCACTATCGAATGAGTCCATTAAGGGCTTTAGATTTTCAAAAACCTTGCGCTGAAATGTGACAACACTTTTATTGCTGTCTTGTATCTCTGTAAACTTTTTACCGTCAATAATCATCTTGTCACCCCCTTATTTACATTTGTAAAACAGAACATCAACACTTGCACCAATAGGAGTATTTGCCCAACCACTAGAATTGTAAACCGTGCAATATGCTATGCCATTGACAAAGTTATATAGCGAAACACTGCATCTATAGTCTGTGTAGGCTTGTATAACACCTATTGTCTTATACCCATCTGGCGCTGTGACTGTGATGCGTACATCTTCTCTATCATTCATTGCTGCGTTAAATGTTTTTCGTGCACCAGCAGCTCCAATTCGCTTAACAAGAAATGTATCATCACCACCAATTACCAGTCCGCCTTTTGCGTATGTTCTACCTATCGTTGATAGATCACCTTCGTTATATATGCCACATGGATTATTTCCATTACGACGAATCCACAGCATGTGAAAACTGGCTGTGAGTTTTCCAAGAATCATGGCCCAAAGATTACCGGAAAGTGTGTAGGTACGCTCTGTAGACTGACCGTAATAATCCGTAATAGTAAGCGTAAATTTATAGTTTTTATCGTAGCTATATCCACTTACACGTTGCTTAACAATTACATTATTTCCGTTAGAAGTGTACGAACAATTAACACTATGATTTTGCTCGTCTTTAATTACTATTTTTAACTGATTATTCTCACCGTTAAAAAAGGTGCCTTTGGCATTTGCATATCCTTCATTAACCGTTGGGTTATCTCGCTCTGCGTTGAAATCCGTTATGGAAGGATAGAAGTACGGAACGTAGGTTCCATGCCAATTTCGTATCGTTTTAAAGCCCCTACTGTCTTCGATGACAAATTGTATGTCACCATTCGTCATACCTTCTAAATCAACGCTATATAAGCCCTCAGCGAGGGATAAAGGAAACTGTTGTCCGTTATGTAAAGCATATACACTTTTAACTGTTGAATATCCCCTTACATTTGCTTGCATGGACAGTTTCTTTTTTGACAAGTACCTAAACACTTTATCTTCAGGAACCTTTGCGTTTCCAATTTCCTTGACAACTGCCGAGCTAATGACAGGCCCGTACTTCTCTTCAGGAAGGTCGATAAAAAAACCAATTGTAGCCGTACCAATCATTGTTGCATTCTGTGTACCGTCCGAATATGTTCCAACTCCCAAATATCCGTACACTGATTTTGTATCCGTTGCATACTTAATCATCTCTTCGGTTGGCTTGAAAACATACTCAGTGTCAATATCGTTAGTGTTTAGCCATTTCGGTCCGCTGTCACCAACCACCCACACGAGTGAGTGCCGGTATTTATCAACCTTTTTATCTAGTATTAACTTAAGTGTGTCTTTACCGTCCAATTTGACATGGTTTTTATTGTCTTTCCAAGCCGCACCACTTGATCGTGGTATATTAGGCAATTCGATAACACCGGATAGATATGCATTTGCGGCAGAGAAGTAAAAACTTAAATTTGCGTAAATGCTTGTTGAATAGTTTCCGTTATTGTCATGCCCGGCCCAAAAGCCGCCACTGATTAACGTACCGCTTCCGTTAAGTGTTCCACCACCAGCAACATCGGAACATCCGGTTGCAGAAAAATTCCAAGTTCCTGAATAAATATAACCGACATTCATTGAGTAAGTAACTTGGATTTCCACATAGTCCCTATTCAACTCGACACTATGGTATTGCGGATTGATTCGCGCTTGTAATTCGTAAGTTACCCTTGCGGCACCAGGTGTTCGTGTTGTGGATTCCACAACTTGTC